TAGCTCAATGATCACAAGCAGTAGGAAGGGGGGAATGATTGATTTCGGTGCGGCGGGCGAAAATGCAGCGTTCATGGAAGAGTATTACAGGGCAGTAGACGACCAACGCAAGCGGCATTGGAAAAATGGCAGCCCATCAGCAACACTTGGTCAAATGCAGAAAGAAAATAATGAGCTGATGAAGCGTTTTTACGCGATGGCTGCTTCTTATAACCAAAACAAAGGACAAGGCCAATACCAGTCTGCGCGTGAAGACTGGAAGAAATACACAGGCAATAATCTTGGTTCAGTAAGCGCGGGTGTTTACGGGGCAACCGTCAACATTCAGACGGGGCCTGTGACGCAAATGGGTGGAGAGCAATATGTGACGAAGGGAGACATGGAACGCGCAACACGTGAAACGGCAAACCAAGTGTTGAACCAGCTGCGCAATAACCCTTCTACTCGCCGTGAGGTCGGTCTCGCCCGATGACAACAACTGCGTTCGTTCAGTTCCTAACGATTAACGGGAGCAGCTATCAGAATTACTGGGTTGGGCAGACCGTCAATGGGGCAAGTTTTTATCCGTTTGTCTGTGATGGGTTTCTGGCAGCAGCAACCAGTGCGCAGGATTCCGTGCAGGTGGCGTTACCGCTTACGGCAGAGACGGTGAGATGGCTTGAGGATGGCCTGGCTAATGCGTGGTTAGTGACGATCAGGCTGTGCCAGTTTGACCCAACACTGCCCAGTGTTCCTCCGCCGTTGACACTGGTGACGGAGTATCACGGCGAGGTGCTGTCTGGTCGGCGCAATGCCAGCCAGCTGTCGATTGAGGTCGGCAGTAGCCTGAGCCCAGTGATTGCGCAAGTGCCGCCGCGTAAGTACACCACGACGCTGGTTGGTGAGCCGCCTCGGTATTGAGCCATGCAATTTCAGAGGGTCTATCCGCAAGGTGCATCTCAACCGATTACGGGAACGCTGCGAAAGGATGAGCGAACAGCTGATCAGCTGAAGGATTTAAGCAGCCTGAACACGCAGCAGTCGGTGGTGGGGATTGGCGATTCAGTCCCGATTGTGTTTTGCAGCGTGACGGGTGATGGCGGGGTGTGGATGGCACCGCCTGTGGTGCGATGGGGGTTTAGCAACGTAAAAAAGAGCGTGTATGCCTGTTTTGCGCTGTCTTTAGGTGAAGGGCCCGTCGGGGCGGTTGGCGCGACTGATGTTTACAAGGGCGACAAAGCCGGGACGGGCCTTGCAGGAAGCGTGTTCCTGTCGGTGTCAACAACGTATGAAGCACTGGGGAACATCTGTTCATTCACCACATCAATCACGCAACAGTATGAAGATGTGCGCGAGACGTATGTCGGGGCGACAGGCTCCTCGGGCTGCCCGGTAACCCAGACAAGTCTTGGTAGGTCAACCGGGTCAGGCAGTTTCACTATTCAGTCAAGGACTGATACCTGCTATTCGCTGGACGCGACTGTCTCTGGCAACTACAAGCTGATTGGGCAGGGCAATGGGCTTGATGGTTATGCAGCATTTCTTGTTGGCACGACGCACAGCACAGATCCTTCTAAGAACTATGACAAGCTGGCAGCCAGGCGGTTTGACGCTAACCCGTCAGCAAACGCAAGCATTACTTGGAAAAAGACAACCAGCAATGTCGCCAATCCTGACTATTCGTTTGTCGGCAGGAGAACCGTTGAGTTCTCGGAGCCTTACCGCTCGGCAGGCTCTATTTATCCGTCGAACGAAATTGTTGGCACAAGCAGCCCAACGCAGTCCAAGATTGACATTGATCTCAGCAGCGCTAGTTCTTTTGCCGATGACAGAGTGCGTGCCGTGCTGCCTAGTTCTTATGCCGGCGAGCGCGACGCCAAGTACATCGGCAGCGGCACCAGCCTGAGTGTCTTTGAGGATGCGTTTGTTGTCACGGTTGACGAGACGACTCGCAACTTCTTCAAGATCCCGAGCAAGCCAGAGTTCAACGGCTCTGGCGGATCGTTTGAGGGGCTGTCGATTCTGAACGTCCGCACCAATACCGACACGGAAACTGACGATCACCTCAATCAGGTGTATGCCTACATCCGTCAAGGGCTGCAGGTGTCCAAGCTGCTGGGCGGCACGGGCAGTTCGTCGATGGTGGCTGATCTGTTCCGTTATCTGCTGACGCGGAACAACATGGTCCCTGCGTCGTTGATTGACACGGAGAGCCTGATGCTCAGTGCGCAATTCAATCAGGCCGAAGGCTTGCATTTCAATGGTGTATTGGCATCAGGCACGAACTTCCGCGACTACTTCCAGCGCATTGCGCCGTTCTTCCTGCTGACTTATACGCAGACCTATGGCAAGCCAGGTTTGCGGCCGATCCTGCCGATCAATGCGTCAACCAAAGCGCTTGATTTGACACCGACCGCGATTCGCCATGCTTTCACCGCGACGGAGATTGTTGAAGGCAGCCTTGAATATGAGTATCGCTCGCTTGAAGAGCGCAAGCCGTTCTGCGCGTTGATGTTGTGGCGTCAGCAGCCTGCAGCAAAGCCGGGCTATGAGCGCGTCACCGAAGTGCGATACAGCGGCCAAGCGGTTGATGGTCCGTTTGAGCAGTACGACCTGACGGAGTTCTGCACCAGCGAGGCGCACGCTTTGAAGGTCGGCAAATACCTACTTGCTTTGCGGCGGCACTCGACGCACCTTGTGCGCTTCCAAGTAGCCGGCACTGCAGCGGTGATGGGGCTGCGCCCTGGTGACTACATCACAGTGACCGATAGCGCGACGCCAAGCCTGGGTGGCGCCGTCAACAAGACCGAGACCTATGTGTTGACGGAGTTGATGGAGGAGCCAACGGGGGTCATTAGCGTGACGGCAGAGCACTCCCCGGTTGACTCTGCAGGCATCAGCCTGATCACCAAAGACATCCTCGGCTCGGCCTACAGCACACGATGACCGTCGCGAACTTCCCATCCTTGACGCCATCCGGGAGATCGTGGACGCCTGGTGCGGCGCCGATGACCAGCTTTCGCTCAATGGCTGGTTATGAAGTGCGTGTCCGGCATGGGTCGCTAGCTGTTGGTCAGCAGCTGTCGCTGGCGTTTGACAACCTGCTGGAAGCTGACGCCAAGGCCGTGACCGACCACTACGCCTTGGCCTATGGCGAGCTTGAGACGTTTGAGTTGCCGGCGGCAGTCTTTGGCGGGATGGCCAGTTATGGGCACATCAAGCCAAGCCAGAATCAATGGCGTTATGACGGGCCGCCGCAGGTCAGTTTTGTGGCACCTGGCATCGCTAGCGTGAGCGTGACACTGCAGGCAGTGCCAGTCTGATGGCCAAGTTTTATACGGGCACAGACGGCAGCCTGAGCGTTGACGGAACCAAGATCGGCAAGGTCAGCGGCTGGTCGTTTGATGGTGCAGTTGAGTTAGAGACAACGACGTTGGCTGATAGCGTTACGGCGTACCGCGCAGGGCGACAGAGCTACAGCGGTAGTTGCGAGGTCTTGTACTACGCCAACGATCAAGGGCAGCTGACGGCGGCGCCGTTGCTGGGTGATGTCTTGCGGACGGGTGCTGTGCCGCCTGATCAGAAGCGACGGCTGGAATTGACCGCCGGCAATCGAAAGCTGAGCTTTGATGCTCTGATCACCAGCGTTTCAACAGGCTTGCAGGTTGGGGATGTGATGCGTGCGTCGGTGTCGTTCGTGGTGTGTGGGCCGCTGGTTGATGCCAGCTTGGGAGGCTCCTGATGGCGGTTTATCTCGGCTCTGCGGGGATTATCCAGCTGACGCGGACATCGCTGGAGACGTTTCGCTCCACGATGGATCCGGGCGACGTGGACGTTGGGGCACGTCGGTTCAGCTTTGATTTCCCCAACGGCACCTTTGTCACTGGTGATCGTTTGGCGATTGCACGGGTCAACGCTGATGGGACGCTGAGCAATCAACCACTGGATTTTGTTGGCACGACCTTTCCCGATGGCTTGTGGTTTGTGCATGTTGATCCTTTAGGCGGCATTCGGCTCTACACCACATGGGCCGATGCGTTAGATGGCAGCCTTGTCAAGGCTGTGGTGTTGCAAGTGCCAGCCAGCACTTACGACATTGCGGTCAAGCTTGAAGATGGGGTGCCGCATTGCCTAGGGCAGATTGCCAACTACACGGTGAGCACTGAACGGGCGGCGATGGACGTAACAAGCCTGGGCGATGCTTTTGTTGAGCAGATCAGTGGGTTGATCAGTGGTGGGGGGAGCATCCGCTGTTTCTGGGACTGGCGGCCATCAAACTGTGGCAGGACGGGTGCGGATCAAGAAATGCCGCATTATTTGCACCAGCTGATCTTGCGTCAGCAGCTGGGCAGTGAGTTCAAGGCCAGCTTGTTTATCAAGCAGGACGGTGCCAGTCCGATCAATGACGACTTGCCTTCTTTGGCGCTAAGGACAGCGTTGTTTTATGAGGTGACGGGGGTGATCACCAGCGTCGGCTTGTCGTTTGAAAGCGCTGAGGCGCTGCAAAGTGAGATTGAGTTTGTGACTACCGGCGAGATTGCGCTGCGATACCAGCAGCCAGCTGCCGACTTGATCCTGCAAGAAGATCGCGGGCGCATAGACCTTGAAGACCTCAGTGGCTATCTGGCGCAAGAGCTAGCGGCTTAGTCATTTCTAGACTGAAGGCAACCTGGCGTTGGTTGTCTCGGCATGGCGGACCTCAAGATCAGCGAGCTGACAGCGCTTGATACCGCGCTTGTTGCCGCTGGGGACCAGCTGCCGATTGTTGACACCAGCGCCAGTCAGACGAAGAAGGTCAGTGCTGACGGGCTAGTAGCAGCGGGCATCAGGTTGATGCCGAACGCCAGCATCCCGTGGGCGAAGGTGGACGGCGGCGCCATCACGGTGCCGAACAACAGCATCACGACGCTGCAGCTGGCGGATAACTCCGTCGCAACGAGCAAGGTTGTTGATGGGGCGATCACCGACGCCAAGATCACTGGCCCCATCAGCCTGAGCAAGCTCGGCAATCAAGGCGCCAACGTGGTGCTGGCGGGTCCGGTAACGGGTGCTGCAGCAGCGCCGACGTTTCGCGCGATTGTGCCTGCTGATCTGCCCAATGCCAGCAGCACCACGTTGGGTGTGGTGAGTGTGCCAACAGCTGGCGGCTTGGTGATTGATGGCAATGCTGCGGTGTCGCTGAGCAGCACGGTGACGGCTGGGAGTAGCTCAGTGGTGACTTATGGGGCGGATGGGCGGATTACGGCAGGCCGTGCGCTGACAGGCGCTGATCTGCCTATCGCTACAACAAGTGTGATCGGCGGGGTGAAGCCTGGCAGCGGGTTGAGCGTGTCAGCTGATGGCACGTTGAGCGCTGCATTAACAGCGGCCAATATGCCGCTGGCAACAAGTACGACAGTGGGCGGCGTAAAGCCAGGACCTGGCTTAAGCGTTGATGCCAGTGGGGCACTTGGTGTCACCAACAGCATCGCGGCCGGCACTGGCGCGAAGGTGACCTATAACGCGCAAGGGATGATCACGGGCGTGTCAGCGCTAGCTGCCGCCGACATCCCTGATCTTGATGCCAGCAAGATTGTGAGCGGCACGCTGCCTGGCTCACACGTCGCAGATCGCAGCATTACGCAGCAGAAGCTGGCTGATTATTCGATTGCCTACATCCAAGAATCGTCCCCCGGCGCGGCTACTGGTTCGCATCCGATTGGCGAGCTGTGGTTTCAAGAGTCCACAGCAAAACTCAGCATGTGGAACGGCAACTCATGGATGCCCGTTGGCCAGGGCGCTTTGAGTGATGAGAACATGCGTTTTTGCGGCTTGTTTAATGCCGCAACGGGGCTGGTCACTGCGGTGACGCAGTTTGGCTCAACAGCTGGTTTGAGCAATGGAGGTCCTATCCCAGCGGCAAGCAACACGTTGACTGGCGTGTACTTGGCTTGCGATACGGCTGGGACGCATGACACCAAGGTCTATGACGTAGGCGATTGGATCCTGTGCCTGGGGCAGTCCCGAGGTTGGGAGCGGGTTGACTTGGCCGCTGGCGGTGGCGGTGGCGG